AGAAAGTCCATCTAAGAACAGGAGCAGGAACGGCAAAAAAGCCAAAAAATAAGGGAGAATAATGTGCAGATAATTGACAACAAGAGTTTGTTGTTACGATTACGTGACCCCAAACGAGTAATAAATCATATAACAAGTAGCAAGGAGCTTCCAGACAACAAAGTCATGGTTGATTGGGGGTTAAAAGAAAGTGCAATATTAAATGCGTTAAAGATTAACGTACCATCACCTATATGCGGACAGTATTCCTGGCCTGGCAAGACCCCCTTTGAACATCAGAAGAAAACAGCTTCATTCTTAACACTAAATAGAAAAGCTTTTTGTTTTAACGAACAAGGCACAGGTAAAACGGCAAGTGCCATATGGGCATCTGATTACCTTATGAACATAGGATTAGTCAAACGTGTTCTTATAATATGCCCTTTATCTATTATGGATAGTGCATGGAGAGAAGATCTATTTACCTTTGCCCCACATAGGAGTGTATCAATCGCACATGGTACAGCAAAGAAGAGAAAAGAAATTCTAAAGTCAAGCACAGAATTTACAATTATTAACTATGATGGTATTGCCATAGTCATAGATGATCTGGTAAAATGTGATTTTGATCTGGTGATAGTGGACGAAGCAACTCATTATAAAAATGCACAGACGACCAGATGGAAAAAATTATATAAAATAATCAAGGAACGAACTTGGTTATGGTTAATGACAGGAACTCCTGCTTCCCAAAGTCCAGTTGATGCTTATGGGTTAGCTAAGTTTGTCAATCCGCAAGGTGTACCTAAGTTCTTTAGTACATTTAAAGAACGAGTTATGTTTAGAGTATCCCAATTTACTTGGAAACCTAGAGAAGATGCAGTAGAAGTAGTGCATAAAGCATTACAACCTGCGATACGATTTACAAAAGATGAATGTCTTGATCTTCCAGAGATGATCTATGTCAAGAGAAAAGTAGAACTTACCCCCCAACAAAATAAATATTATAAGAAGCTACAAGACCTTATGGTTATGGAAGTGTTAGGCGAAGAGATTACCGCCGTGAACGCAGCTGTACACCTTAACAAGTTATTACAAATCTCCGCAGGTGGTATATACACCGATGACGGGGAAGCTATAGGTTTTGATATTGACAATAGGTATAAAGTTTTGCGTGAGGTTATAGATGAGTCAAGCCAAAAAGTATTAGTATTTGTACCTTTTAAACACGCCATACAAATGGTATCGCAAGCTCTAAACAAAGATGGAATATATACAGAGATTATAGATGGTTCAGTGCCTTTAACAAAACGTACTAACATATTTAAACATTTTCAAGAGACCGAAGACCCACAAGTTCTTGTGATACAACCACAAGCAGCAGCACATGGTATCACGTTAACACGCGCTAATACTGTTGTATGGTGGGGCCCCACGAGTAGCCTTGAAACTTATGCTCAAGCCAATGCTCGTATACATAGGAGTGGTCAGACACATAAATGTACAGTTGTACAACTACAAGGATCTGATGCGGAGAAACACGTTTACAGACTATTAGATAATAGAATACACATTCACACAAAAATTATAGATTTATACAAAGAAATACTTGACTAATGTATTATATGATACTATATGTTAATTATTCAAAGCGAGGAGGAACTTATGGATATAGCAAAATTAATAAAAGCTTATATAAAAATAAGAGATGAGCGGTCTAGCTTACAAGCAAGTTTTAAAGAAAAAGATTCTGATCTTGTAAGACAACAAGATATGATTAAACAGGCAATCAATGAGTATTCCGATATTAATAACTTAGAAAGTGCTAAAACTGCCGAGGGTATGTTTTATAGGACTGCAAAAACTAAGTATTGGACTGCTGATTGGGAATCTATGTATAAGTTTATTGTTGACAATGCTGTTCCAGAGTTCCTTGATAAACGTCTTAATCAAACACATGTAAGACAGTTTTTAGAAGAAAACCCCGACAAATTACCAGAAGGTTTAAATACTGAAACGGAATATGTCATATCAGTTAGGAAGAATAGATCATGAGTCAAGAACCATACGTACCTATAGAGAGTGTTGCAAAACATTTTTCCGTCTCTATATCTACAATTCGTGCTTGGGTAAGGCAGTCGCATATACCCCAAGAAACTTACATAAAAGTTGGTAATACCTACCGATTTCGTGTAAGCGATGTAGCGGAAGCATTAAAGAGTGTAGACATGCACTCACCAGAGGAGCTTATGGACTCAATAAGTGAGGACATAGAGCAAGAGGAAGCTCAAGAAGAGCAACTAGAATTTGATTTTGATAAATAGGAGAACCGAGAATGGCAGAGATGAGTGCAAATTTTAAGATAAAAAATGTAGAAGCTTTATGGCCTAAAATAAATACTACTTACAGGTTTGATAGTGCCGAAAATAGATCTGTAACCTGTAGTGCTTTTGACGATGGAGCAGAGTATTCCATGCAGTTTAAAATGACTGAAGCACAGGCTAAAGAGTTATACAAAGAAATGGCTAAATCTTTTACGTCTAAGAAAGCGAAAGGCTGGCCAGAAAAATTAAAGATGCCGTTTGCAAAAGATGAAGATGGTATGTACATAGGTAAGGCTAGATTAAAAGGTGCTTATGGACAAGATGCTACTAGAAAACCATCACAATATGATGCAAAAGGTAATAAGTTAGATGTAGATTTTCTCCTAACTACTGGAAGTAAGGTTAACGTACTTGTATCTTTTTACCCTTGGTTTATGAGAGGGGAAGCAGGTGTTTCCCTAAGACTAAGGGCAGTACAAGTATTAAAGTATATTCCTATGGAAGAACCTTCTCCATTTGAGGAGGAAGATGGTTTCGATTCGTCTGCTGATCTTGATAACGCATTTCAAGAAGAACAGAAAGTCGAAGAACCAAAGAAACTCGTCAAGAAGTCTGATCCTGTAAAACCACCCAACCAACAGACTGATGATGAGTTAAGTGATATTGTTGACAACTGGGATGACTAGGTAAACAATACACTTCACTGTGGCTAGGGGCAATCCTCCTTTTTTTTAACTAGCCTTGAAAAGAATATAGTGCAAAATATTCCTGCCACAGTGTCTTTATTGGAGGGTGGATATCATGGAAACAAAAGAATTTTTACAGTCTGTATTAAGTAACAAAGGATCATACTGTGTATGGGGATACAAAGGTGATTCGGTTATACAGAAATTTTATTCGTCAGTAGACGAAGCTATAGAACAAACTAAATATCTAGACAGTAATAATTATAACACATTTTATGCGTTAGCCACTTTTAAAGAAGATGGTTCAAGGAAAGTAGATAACATACAATATCTAAAGTCTTTCTTCCTTGACTTAGATTGTGGCGAAACAAAAGATTACCCAAACAAAGGCGAAGCTTTGACAGCCCTACGACATTTTTGTCAGAAGGTTAAGTTACCAAAACCTGTTATAGTAGATTCTGGAAACGGAGTGCACTGTTATTGGCCTTTGGAAACAGAAGTGGAATACAAAGATTGGTTTCCCGTAGCAGAAAAATTAAAATCATTATGTGCAGAGTATAACTTATTAGCTGACCCTGCCGTGACCTCTGATGGTGCTAGGGTTTTACGTGTTCCAGGGTCCCACAACTTCAAGGGTAACACACCATTACAAGTTAAGGTGTTAGGAAATACACAAGGGGCGCATGTCTTTCAGTCTTTCTCCGCCACACTTGGAGATATAGAAACAACAAAAGAAAAGTTACCTCCGAGTGCTACAAAAGAAAAGTTGCATGGTAACATGGAGAATGTATTTATGCGTATCCTCCAAAGAACGGTAAAGGGTAACGGTTGCGAACAGATAAAATACATTATAAAAAACCAAGCTACTATAAGTGAACCACTGTGGAGAGGTGGTTTGTCTATCGCAAAGTTTTGTGTAGATGCAGATAAAGCATCGATAAATATATCAAAAAAACATCCAGAGTATTCAGAAGAAAAAACAAGAGATAAGATGAACAGGATAGAGGGGCCTTATCTGTGTAGTACGTTTGACCAACACAACCCCGACATCTGCCCTAGTTGTCCTTTTTGGGGTAAGATAAAATCCCCTCTTGTGTTAGGCTCTAGAATAAAAGAATCAGATGAAGAAATAGAAGAAGCATTGGGTATAAAAAGTAATATGCCTAAGTACCCCTCTCCTTATTTTAGAGGTAAAAATGGTGGGGTATATGTGAGATATTCAAATGCGGATGGCGATCCAGAGGACAAGTTAATATACCATAACGACTTATACGTTGTTAGTAGACTGAAAGATCCCGAAACGGGAGAAGGTGTTGTCATGCGACTGCATCTACCGAAAGATGGTGTTAGAGAGTTTACAGTTCCTTTAACTGCTGTAACATCAAGAGAAGAATTTAGAAAACACATGGCCATGCAGGGCGTGGCAGTAACTAAGATGGATGAACTTATGACATATACAACAGCTTGGGTAAACGAACTACAACTGCAAGGGGAAGCCGATATAGCTCATAAACAATATGGGTGGATAGGTGAATCATACGATAGATTTATTATAGGGAAAGAAGAGATAACCAAAGATGGTGTAAAGTCTAACCCTCCTTCTACTCAAACTATAAGCACCATAGAACATTTTGAACCAAAAGGTAGCCTTGAAAAATGGAAAGAGATGGCAAACTTTTATAATAGAGATAACTTTGAAATACATCAGTTTGTACTTGCAACTGCATTTGGTTCTCCACTTATGAGATTTACAACTCTACATTGTGGAGTTTTGCATCTAAATGGAGATACAGGAATAGGAAAATCTACTGTACAAGAAGCATGTTTATCTGTGTGGGGTGATCCGAAAGAACTAATGTGTAATGTAAGTGATACAGCCGCGTCTATGATGAATAGGGCAGAGGTATTCCATAACCTACCATTAATATTAGACGAACTAACAAATAGTGATTCTTCACATTTAAGTGATCTAGCTTACCAACTTACAAATGGTAGACAAAGAAATCGTATGAGCGGAGGTTCTAACGTTGAACGATATCGTGGTCTTCCTTGGCAATTGTTGGCGGTAACCAGTGCCAATTTAAGTATCGTGGATAAGATAGGGCTGAAAAAAGCAATGCCAAAAGCAGAAGCACAAAGAATCTTAGAATGTAAAACAAAAGAAATGAGGTTTGAAACAAAAGAGGAAACAGACGCATTTAACTCTCTACTCTATGGTAACTATGGACATGCAGGTAAAGTATACATTAAATCAATCCTTAATGATATAGAAGGCACTAAAGAATTATTAAAAAAGGTACAAATAAAAATTGATACCGTTGCAGGACTTACAGCAAAGAATAGATTTTGGTCTGCGTTATGTGCTTGTTCTATGACAGGTATAATTATAGCCAAGAAACTAGGTTTAGTAGATTACGATACTAAGAAACTGTTTCAATTTATTATCAAACAACTAAAGAAAAATGTTCATTCTAGTAACGATATGGGTTCTTCAGTGGAAGAAGTATTAAACGACTACATACATGAGCATTATAGTAATGTCCTATGGATAAAAAGTACTGATGATCTACGAGCAGATGCTTCCACGCTTGTCGTACCCGAAGCTGTACCACGAGGTAAATTAGTAGCTAGGTATGAAACAGATTTAAAGAAAGTGTTTTTATTACCAAAACCATTGAAGAAATGGTGTGGGGAACATCAAATAGATTATAGCTCTTTTACTAATGATTTGAGGGATAAATTAGGTGCTACCAGAGGTAAGGTTAGACTAAGTAAGGGAACACACCTTAACTTACCTCCAGCAAATGTTATTATAGTAGACTGTAAAATAGGTATAGAAGATGAGACAAGGAGTTCTGAAGAACTTTGATTTAAATCCAGATCGTGTTAGAATAATTGTTAACTGGGAAAAGATGATACCAAACGCATCTATATTTATACCCTGTGTTAATACCGAAAAAGCTATTGACCAAGTTAACAAAGTAGCAAAACGAAAAGACTGGGGGATCAAAATCCACGTTAGGATAGAGGGTAACAAACTTGGAATACGTGTATGGAGGTTATCATAATGTGGCAAGGTAATATATTTAGATTTGTAAATCACTGGTTAGGTACAAGAAGAATGCCTATAACTAGGTTAAGACATAAGGTAGGGAGAAGATGTTATTACAGAGCGCGTTAATATGTTTAGCTATGAATATTTACCATGAAGCTCGTAGTGAGCCTATAGCTGGTAGAGTTGCAGTAGCAGAAGTTACATTAAATAGGGTAGAATCAAAATACTATCCAAACGATATATGTGGTGTTGTATATCAAAAAGGAAAGAAATCTTGTGCATTCAGTTGGACTTGTGATAACATATCTGATACTCCGCACGAGAAAAAAGAGTTTGACAGTGCAATAAGATTAGCAAGAATGGTTATGTTAAACGCAGGAAATGTAAGAGCAGTCGGCAAAAATGTCACACATTATCACCACAAAAGCATCAAGCCTTATTGGTTAACCGATGTAAAAGAGGTAAAAAGAGTTGGTAGCCACATCTTTTATAAAAGAAAATAGTTACAACA